CCGAGTCTAGGTAGTCGTCGGGCTGGTTCTTGCTAAGCGGGTTAAAGTCCTTCATCTGATCCCACGTAGGGCCGTCCAGAACTGAGGTGTGCGCCCAGAGCACTTGCATAGACAGTGGCGGCTCAAACGCATCAAGGATGCGTTTTTGCTTGTTCACCGTGGCGTGATCGTCCACCACCGCGCAACCTGTGCCAAACAAAAATTTGCGCAGCCGTGGCGGCACAAAGCCCCCGGCTCCGTTGGTTTCCACCACCACGCGGGGTATCTGGTATTCCAGCACTAAGGCCAGCACGCGCTTGCACTGCTCGTCTAGGTCGCCCATCAAGCCCTCTGCCACTTGCCAGTACAGGTTACCTTTGGCATCGGTCAGCACCAGGCTGAACGCCGATGCGTCCGACTTGATTTTTCCAAGCGCCACATCCCAGCGCGCGCACGCGCCCACAATGCGCACTTTGCCCAGCATCATCAGCGTTTCGCGGTTTGCCACGCGCACCACGGGCTTATCGGTGTAGGCCAGCATGCGCGATGGGTCTAGGCGCGTTTCACTTACGGGCTTGGCTTCAAGCTGGTATTGGCTATCCCAACCGTTTAGCGTGCGGGTGTCAGTACGGCGCTGGGCCACTTCTGCGCGGGTAAAGCGTTCGGCCCAAGCGTTGCCCGCGTAAATGTCCAGCACCGCGTTTGTGGGCTTGGCCAAGATGATGCAGCGCCCTTGCTGCGCGTAGTCTGTGCCCTCCACCAGCAGCTTGGCAAACTTGCCAATGCCCGCAAACACGTACAGGCCATCCGGCCCAGCGTCAAAACCAAAGTGATATTGCAGGCCGTTGGCCGTGTCGGTAAATCTGCGGTGGTGCTCAAACAGCGGGATTTTCAACACCGCCGCGCCGCCCTGCGCTTGTTCGGTGTAGATGCTGTCATGCGTGTGGGGTGTGCCAATGTAGGTTTTTTGCGCACCCGGCACGGCGATGTGCGTGGATTCCTCAATTTTTAAGCGCAAGTTTTGCCGCGCCTCGGGTGTCTTGATGTTTTTGGGCACTTCTACGTCATCAAAGTCCACTGCGTCGGCACGGCTACCCGTGGCGTTACCGTTCACGCCCACGGCCTCCATGCTGGGGTTGCGTGCGTCCATTGATCCCAACACCCAAAACGACTGCGCCCCCGGCTTTGGCGGTAGCATTCCGCGCGTCAGTGGGTGCCTGCGCAGCACGTTCAGCGTGTCCCGCGTCAGCTTGGTAGCCAGCTTGTCATCAGCCGCCCAGATCAGCGAGCGATCATTATTTTCGCGGTACAGCTTCCAAGCCTTATACACCGCGTAGGTGGTTGACTTGCTGGCCCCACGGAACACCAGCAGCACGCGCACCGGGTCTGTGCAGTGCTCCAGCCATTGGCAGATACGAACATGCAATAGCGGCACCGTCCACCCTATGAGCTTGGCCCACATGAGGTAAAACGCAAGGAATGAGATGGGCTTATGCTTTTCCATGTACCCGCGCATCAAACGAGGCTTTGCTGGAGCTGCGGGCTACAGCGTCCAGCAGCTTGGCCGCTTGCTTTTCAGCGTCCTTCACGTCCTGGTCGAGCTGGTCGTTTTCATCAGTAACCGCCGCCGCGCCATTGCCAGTGCTGGCCTGTTGCACCAGAGCGGTAAGCCCGGTAATCCGCATCATCAGGGCGATGGTGGCTACAGCATTCTTTTTGCTCCAATAGCGATCACCCCGTGTCTGCGAGTCCAGCGCAGCAGGCGCAAGCCCAGCCCCCGGCCATGCCTTGGGGTCAGCCTCACCAATGAACACATCGGCCAGTTCTTCATGCAGCGTTTGCAGCCGCTCGTATTGATCTTGACGCATTATCGTGCTCCTATTTTTGATAAATCGGGTGCGCGGTCTGGTGTCATTTCACCCGGTGACCACCAGTAATCTTGCCCCCAATCCTTTTGCGCCCGTGCCCGCATGCGCGCAAGGTAGCCGGGGTTCAATGCTTCCTGTGCATTGTGCAAAAACCAGTGCTCGTATGCTGCCCGGAACTGCCACATACCGGGCAGTTGGTCACTCACCAGCTTGACCGCATCAGCGCCGGGGTGCTTTGATTTTGCCACGTCAACTACGCCGCCCGCCACGCCAGCTAACGGGCCAAGCAGCCCTAAATGTCCTTGCATTTTTCGGCTTGGGTCTTCTCCCGCTGCCATTAGCACATCAGCCATGTATGTGCCACCGCCGCCCGCTGCAAACGCTTTTGCCCAAAACTTGCGGCCTTTCTCGTCGGTAGGATCAGCGGTAATCGGGTCTTTGCCTACAGCCATTTGCCGCGCTTCTGTCTGTATTGCGCCCATGATGGTGGCAGCAAATGTTAACCCCGCAAGTGCTGCCGCCCTGTTGTATACAACGCCCGCAGTACTTTCGCCACGAAACCCCACGGGCGCACCTTCCAGCCCTTGGGGCGTGTTAAAAATGCGTCCGTAATGTCGGGTAAACATCGCCATAGGGTAGGCTTTAAACTGCATTACTGATGTCCACACTTCACCATGTGGTGTTCCCGGTTTACCTGTGGTAATGTTTCGGCTGGCTAGGTCAGGGTTCACCACTGCAAATTGCGCTTCATCGCTTACAAAGCCTGACCACTTGGTGGCAGCTTCCTGCGCACCTTCTAGACCAGTCGCCCGGATGCGCGGCGCGCTTACCAGTGCTACCGGGCTAAGTGGGTCAGGCGTGGCCTTGGTAATGATGGCCCAATCAGTCTCAGTGATGCCCTTGTTGCCCATTAAATACCTGTCCCACTCGTCCAGTTGCTGCCAGCTCTTGCCCAGCTTATTGGTATAGCTGCGCATCAGCACATCACTGAACGCATTGCGAGCCGCATCCGTCCAGGCATTCATTAGGGTAAGTTTCATTACTGCATTCGTGACTTTCCCGAACAAGCTGTGCGTCATGTGCTGCCCCGAATGTCGCTCCATTGATGAGAGGAGACTTTCTGAAATAACCTCTTGCGTTTTCAAGAATTCCACATGCTCATTTTTGGTAAGTGGTTTTAATATTCCCTTGATTTGATCTTTGTAGGCGCTTAGGTATTCAATGGCTGGTATGCGGTGATAGTGCAATGTTTGCAAAGATGTTGCTACATCAGCCAGTCCCGTTAACGGCCCCCAAACTATTTTTGAAGCGGTCATAATGTTGCGGGCATCTTGAAAATTTCGCGCAATAAATCTGCTTTCAGGCGTGCCCTTTTCCCCGCTGACAATACGCCATATTGCCTCAGGCGTAGCCCCCATACTGCGCGAGTCCATAACTTCTTTAAACGTTGTGTTGTGTGGGTTATCCGCCCGTTTAGATATGTCGGCCTGCACTTTAAATGTTGCCTCGGGGTTTGGCCCCATTCTCTCGACTAACGCAATATCACGGCTCATACGGCTTATATGCCCGATCATAGAGTCATACAGCGAACCCTCGCCGTACTCGCCCATGTACTTGATCCAGGCATCGCCGTCCTTGAAGTGAATCACACGGCTGTCACTGCCACGGTTGCTACGCGCCCCGGTGCCCATGGCCTGCCCTGGCTCATTTTTGTTCGCCCCACCAGTAGCCAGCGTTTCATGCGATGCCATCAACATGGCCGTTATTTCCGCATCGTTTAGCAGCGCGCCATCGGGGTGAACATACTGCTTTCGGTCAAGTAGCTGGTTGTCCATGATGAACTTGGCCCACACATCGGCTTTGGTAGCCACCACCTTGGCCAGGTCATGCGCTTGGGATAGGTAGCCATAGCCCAGCTTGCCAATATCCCCTCCCGCCGCGTTAAACCGGGTGCGCAGGCCCTCGATAGTGTCTAGCCATGCCTTAGCCCCAGCCTGTGCCGCCTTGTTTCCCGTGTGGCCGTCAGCCTTGGCGTACACTTCGCGCACTACATCGGCTGTCATGGCCGGGTTGTCTAGGCCTAACAGTCGCATACCTAGCCCGCGCATCACGCCCGTGCCGTCCCTAGTTTCTGACGCGTTTATCATATCGCGCAGGTTTTTGGTTGCCTCCTTGTAAACTCCAGCCGCATAGTTCTCGGTGTTGAACAAGTCTTTAATTTGCGACTGCGAGCGGGTCAGCTTTGCATTTTCAGCCTTGAGGGTTTGAATGCGCGTGTCAGTTTCGACGGCTTTGAGAACTTGCAAATTTGCCAGGTGTTCTTTGCGCGCGGCCTGTGCCTGCACATCCTGCATCGCAGCCGTGGCCGCTTCAGTCATGCGCTGGTCACGGGTCAAGCCGTGCCACTTAGCCGGGTCACGCCGCGCCAGCTCTGTCATCTTGTTGTTGATGGCATCTTCAATTTGCGCCAGCTTGGCCGCGCTCACGGGTTTACCATTGGCCGCAGCCTGCACAGCCTGGATACACTTGGGGGACATTGCCATGATCTACTTCCTTCAAACTTTCGGCATCATCGCCGTAATGTGCTGTATTGTCCCACTGGTGGGGCTGGCTGTCACCGGGTCGCTGCGCCAAGCGCTGGCCTATACTTTGATCTGGCTACAAACCATGGGGTACTGTGCGCTATTTGGTGGGCTGCTCTGGCTGGCCTTGCCTAGTCCCGGCGCATAGCCAGCGGTTTGCGCCCCGAGCGCATCAGCTTCACGGCTGGCCACCGCGCCACACACCGCGCCGTCACTGTGTCGGCTTCGTCAGTCACCCCCATGGCCGCACGCATGCCCTGCTCAATTGTGGCGTAGGCGCTTACCGTGTCGGCTTCGTCGGTAATGTTGGATACCGTGTCGGTTGACCATGTGGCCATACCAAACAACCTGCGCCCGCCCAGGCTCACCACTCCCGGCGCTGGCTGGGCTACCGTAGCAGTCGCCGCCATGGTGTCGG